CAATGTGTCACCGCCTTCGACTTCAGGCTTATTCTCTCGGCGGCGTTCCTCGTTAACCGTAGACAGACCCGCTCCGATTTTCTGTGACTGATACCTGATTTTGCTTTCGAGGTCGCAAGCATAGAGTTGGCTGCGGTCAAACTCGAACCGGTACTTGGTCCATATATTGTTGCTGATAAGCTTGCGGCAGAACTCCGCCTCAATCTTGCGAAGCAATGGGTGTAACGTATTGCTCAAGAATGCCACGTTAGCCATCTCAGCCGACTTGTAGTTATTGCTGGTGTCATCGTAGACAAACGAAGGATGCACACCAAAGAAGCGGCAGATGTCGCGCACGGCAAACTTGCGTTGTTCCAAGAACTGCATATCAGCCGAGTTCATTGAGAACTGCTGGAACTTCAAATCACCGTCAATGATAGCAATGCGGTGTCCGTTGTTCATGCGCTCCTCAATCTCATCGACGTGCTTCTTGACTTCATCAGTGTCGTATCTGCCGAGTGTTGGAGTAGTCGAAGCATCACTGATGTAACCGCTGACACGTCCGCCGTTAGAGAACCGGTCAAGCGTTTCGCGGTCGCCCGTGGCTGCGATGCCGAGAGAGCGAGCGGCAACAGACAGCACACTTTCGCCGGTGAAGCCGTTGAACGTGTAGTTCTTGAGGTGAATAATATCATCCTCATTGTATGTGCCGCTGACACCGTTATATTGGTCGTTAATTGTGTATGTGCATGATGATATATCGAAGCTGCAACAGTTCGGAGCTATTAAAATTAATTCCCTATATCCCGGATTAGCCAAATCTATTATTGGGAGTATATAAGCGTTGCCTTGAAGTAAGATTTGTGCGATGGCGGAACTCCAGAAGTCGAAAGCACTCATCCCGGGGTTCGGCTGCACTTGAAGCAGATAGTTTAATCGATCCTCAGCGGGGACATAGACACCGTTGCGGAGTCTCTGATACGTGAACGGCAGCCCTGCCACCATGTCGCTAATAAGCTTTACGCAGCGATAGACCGCTGCCACCGCCATAGCTTGGTTTGGAGTGCGCACCACTTCACTTGTCTCAGGAACGATGACAGAATGCACGTATGGGCGACCCGTCCGCGGGCCACCCACCGTTGTCTCTGTAGAGTCACCCGAAAAAAGTGACCTGATTAAATCCTTAACAATCATTCTAAAACTAAACTTTCTATGAAAAGCATTCATAGACCCGACAACGGCGCGTATATGGTACCATATAAGGCGTAATTTAGCTATTTTTAACTATTCATATCAAGGAATAGCCTCAGTGCCATGAGCATAGTGATAACGCCATCTATCTTCATGTTCTCGCCGCGCTTCATCGGCTTGGCATTTTCGTTGTTGTCAACATCAAGCACGGCGTTGCCGAAGCAATAGAAGTTGATGGGGTTGTTGTTGATGAAGATGTGACCGGTCTTAACGCCATGTTCGAAGCTCTCCACAGGTGCGGTGAAGTTGCCGTTTGTCTGTCGCACAGGCATGACATTACCATTAGCACCGGCAGAGCGCAGCATATTAACGCACTCCTGCGATTTGTATGGGTCATAGCCAATGAGCTTGATGCGCACGTAGTCCTTTTTGCTGAAGATATACTCAGTGATTACGCGATAGTCTATCACATCACCCGGTGTGAGTATCAGGTAGCCCTTCTCAGCCCAGATGCGGTACATTCGCTCGTTGGGGTGTCCCGGCAACGCACCTTCAGGGAAGAAGTACGCCGTATGGAAGTACATCTCACGCGTCCGCTCGTAGTACATGGCGAAGCTCACAGCCGAGAAGTCACCGCTAACCGAGAGGTCAATGGCAGCCGTAGCCAACGGCGAACCCGGAAGCGTTTCAATCTCGAATGGTTTGGCGATATTACGCGCAAGTTCTGCGCTGATCCACGACCGCCGCTCGTTTTCCGCGAAGATATTGAGCAGCTTGGTGCGGAATACCATACGATTCTCGGCAGACAGTTGAGCCTCGCCCCATGCTTGCTCATAGTAGTCAGCTTGCACAGTCACGCCCATGTGCGGCTGCACCTTTACCCACGTATTCGGGTCATCCTCCTTATCGTCAACGTCAGGCATGAACAGCGCACCGAACACGCGGTCATTCTCCAGTTCTCCGCGTAGGACGCGCTTGATACCGTCAAGCTCCTGAGCAAACGGTCCGTCAATCACCTCCGAAGCCGTGGTAATAGTGACAACCAAAGGCTCACGGCGAGCGCCCATTGAAGATGTAAGTGTATTCTTGAGGTCTGCACCGTTGCGAGTGGCTGTATTGCGAGCTTGAGAGTATTCATCCATGATGACAAGCGATGCGTTCAGACCATCTTGAGTGCGAGCATTAGAAGTTAGGCAGCTGATGCTACTATCGCGCCCGATGTCCTTGAACGTAATCACCTCGCGATTGACCTTGAAGTGCTTGCCACGACCATCCAAGTCAAGCATAATATTGCGTATCTCATCGAAACAGATTTTTGCCTGCTTATAGCTGTTAGCGCCGACATAAGCCTGAGCGTTATTATCGCCGAACAGCATATCATACACAGCCAAGGCCGCCGCCGATGTTGTCTTTGAGAACTTACGTGGCACGAATATACAAGCCGTGCGGGTTAGCCTACGTCCTTGTGAGTCGTAGAACCCGAACATATTAGCGAACTGGAAGCATTGCACCGGTGTCAATTTGTAACGGCGGCGTCCTGATGTGCCGCTGAACTTCAGAGCCTCATAGAAGCGAAAAAAGTTTTTGACTCGCCCCGGTTTCCACTCATAGTTATCGAGCAGCATGAAAAACCGTTTGACGGCGAGCAGCTCATAGAGGTTATGCGCATCGGTGTTGTCGATGACCTGAGAGATATAGGCAAGAAGGCGCGTATCGGTGCTGTCGAGTATTGCGCGGTGGGCGCTCCACCATTCGCCGCGGTGAGCCGCTATGTACTCAACAACATCATGCTTACACTCTCGCTCTCTGTCCTTCTCCTCATCAGTCATTGTTAGAGAATTGGTTCATGAAATCGGCAAGACCATCGTTAGTGTCCTTGCGGTCTTTGGCATCGTTGTTCATGCCGAGCGCACGGAGAGCGCGTTGGCTCTGTTGCGCATAGTCCAGATACAACTTATCTTGTGGGTTAACGGTCGCACGTGCATCGCCTTCGCGTGATGTCTGTACGAGTATCGACTTGTGCGATGTGCTAAGCACTTCCTCGGCGAGCATATCCTTCTTAACGAGCAGCTGCGCTGTTATCTTAACCTGCATTGATAGCTCCTCGCTGTACTTATTCTGTGCCTTGAGCTGCTTGATAAGATAGCGCTTCTTGTTGTCAACCAGTCGCGCTACCTCCTTAGCATCGACATTGAGCATCTCCGCAACATCGAACTCGTCGGGAATTTTGACAGGTTCGGGTTCGGGCTGCTGTTTCTTGGTCTCTTGGTTGCGCTCAGTGTAACCGCGGTTCTTGAGCTTGGTCTTACAGTAGAAGATTGTGGCGGATGTATCCCCGGCTTCAATCAGGTCGAGCAATCGCGACTCAACAAGGTCGCCCTGCTCATCCATTACAAGGTCAGCCTCTTCGACAAATTCATCATCTTCCTTGCGCCAACGATAGTACGTACTGCGGTTGATGCCTACCTGAAGGCAAGCATCTCGCACAATGCCTCTTTTTTCGCGCAAGGCATCGATAAACTCCAACTTCTTCCCGGTTATCATCCAGTCCCTTTTTTATAGTGTCGCATTTGTCGCATTTTTTTGACACTTTTTAAGAAATAAGCCAAAAAGGAGAAGATTGTGGTCATGTATATATTTTAACTTCCCCCATGGCCCAAAAAGTCGCTCGTGCGAAAACAAAGGAGGGGGGTGAGGTTTCGAGTGGGGTGGGGGTCTTTAAAAAAACACCCCGGGGTGCTTCACTCGAAAAATTTTTTCGCACGAGCTACTTCCTTTTTAGTACGTTCAATTGCGTTGGCCTTGGTACCACGTCCAAGCTCCATGTGTGTCTTGATGTGGCAGTCATGGCATAGCGCTCGAAGGTTGGACGGATTAAACATCAGCTCTTCCTTCGAGCGCAAGCCAACTACAGACTCAACGGGTGTGATATGATGCACCTCGCAAGCAGGCACATACTTGTTATCCTCAAGACAGCGCTGACAGAATGGGTGCGCATTAAGTGTGTTCACTCTTAGGCGCTTCCACCTGACGCTGTTAATCATCTTGATATAGTCCTTATCTTTAGCCATATCATTTGATGGTACGTCGTGGGTGTCTTACAGGCACAGTGCCATCGGGCTGTCGTTCATGATCGCCGAAGTCGCGGAACATTCTTGCGATGACTTCGATGTCATCAGCATCCTTGTCTTGTGCTAACTGTCGAGCCTTGATGCGTTTGATATACATCAGCAGAAGGCGCATCGCACCAAGCGACAGCTGAGCCATATTCCTCAGCCTTGCCATCTTCATTACTTGACGCAGTTCTTCGTACTCTTCAGGCGAGACACTGGCATTGATACGCTTACGACGTGACATAATTGCTTTTAAGGTTGATTAATTAATCCGTTATCTTTTCCCTCTTGAAGAGACAAAGAGTCGCAACTGTTTCGGAGCATTGGCTTCACGTTCGGCTGCCTTACGCTGCATAATGGCATTGACTCTCTCTATCTCTTTATCAATCTCAGCCTCGAACTTCTTAGCTTGATTGAGTGCAGTGATGTTGCGAGTGGCAAACCAATCTTTTTGATAGCTGCGCATCGCAACGACCTTGACATAGAACTCCTCATGTGTCATGTGCAAATGTTTAGTTAGCACAAAGATACTAAACATTTGCCAACAAAGAAAGCGCGACCGATTATTTTCAATCAGTCGCGCCAAACTGATGTCGCTGCATTACGTTGACAGACGAAGATGTTACTCTTTATTGCAGTTCATCAGCTAAATCTTGAAGTTCAAGAGCGATTGTGTACAGTGCATTGCTCAGCGTCTTGCGCTCACTTTCCGTGAACTCGCAAGGCTTACCGTTCTTCATGTTGCCGTTGAGCTTTTGACTGAACCAGCTGCCGGATTTGCCAAAGAACCTTTCGGCAATATACGAGCCATTCACAACGCGTAACAAATCTTCTCTCTCCATAAACTTAATCTTGGAGAGAACAGCATCAGATGTTCTTGTTCTGCATTCTGTTTCCATATATTTCGTTTTTTTTAAGGCTCTCCCATTAGAGAGAGCCTTTATTGTTAGTCATTCAGTAATTGATTGAGCTGGTTTCTTATTTCAACTTTCAACCATCTTCTTAAACCTTTGTCCTTGATTAGGCGGAGGTTGTTGAGCATTTCAACAAGGTTTTGAACCTCTCTTTTAAATTCTTCGTCTGTCATATTGAAGTCTTTAGAGTTATGTGCCTTATGGCATTACAAAGGTAGTAAATATTTCGTTACTAACCAAATTTTCATTCAATTATTTTTCAAAATTAAAGATAATTAGCCTATGTATCCGTTTTCGAAATACATTGTATCATCAGCTCCCGCATCGTCTATACGCCCACAGTCAAGGCAAGGAGTCGGGAAATTATAATCACCGCATTCGTCTGAGTTGATATAATCCTCGTCAAGGTAAGCGCATAGCCTATCTTGTTTTGCAATAAGCACACATCCTAATTGACGTAGCTTTCTTAGCCGTGTCGAAATTTCTTTGGCTAACTTTTTCTGTTCTTGGGTAAATTGCCCGGTATCTTCATATTTCATAATCGTTCATTTCAGCTTGACCCATTTAAGCCATGGGTTAAGCTGTTCTGTTATTAATTTCGACTTATTCACGAGCTTCTCAATAAGCCCTATTACTGCATCATAGGCAGTGTTGCCTTTAGCTTGATACATCTGAGGCTGACTATCTAAGATGCTCGTCATACAGACCCATGTATCTTTACCGTCACTCGTCAAAGACACGTTGCCAATTACGCTAAACAGTGCCGGTAATGACCAAGCCGGGTAACAATTCTCATACTTGTTGTAGCCCTGCAATACACTTTTGGTAGCACCGACAGTTCTTGAGTAGTGCATATCTGCCGTGTTCTCCGGCACACCTAACTCTTGCAATTTCAGGCTCTGTTCAAGTGTTGTCGCTAACTGTATTTTTTCGCTCATACCACGCTCCAGATAAATTTGACCACAAAGATTGTCATACACGCCAAGGTTATCACCACGCATACAATCGTGGGGACGTACAAAGCGTTAGTTACGGCATGCACCCATTCATCGTACATCGCTCGTGTTGTACGTTTGTCAGCGTGTGGATACTTCCGTAACCATGCGCGTTTCTTCATCTCTACCACAACGCTTGCGGATACGAACATAATAAGCCATAGTCCGACCACTGCGCCAAGGATTAGCAATAAGGTATTCATTTTGTCTTACAATTGTCTGTAACTGTTTGTGTTATCAAATGCCAGTACGTCAAACATTTCGAACAAGCGGTCGCGAATGCGCTCGCCGTACTTCTTGCTGACGCCATCAGGTGTTAAATTCGTTGTCGCAAACGTAGGCAGCTGGTCGGCATACCTCCGTTCCAACAAGTCTATAATCGGGTTGTGAACGTTGCCATAGCTGACAACTTCACGCGGTTCCTCGCCGATGTCGTCAATGGCGAGCATCGGTAAATAGCAGGTCTGCCTGAACTTATCCTCATTCGACCCCGCCAAACGCGCAAGGTCTTTAGCTGACTGTATAACCAATCCCGGCTGACTATCGGGTAGATAATCTGCATGTTTGAGCCATACAATCAGCTCACGTATCGCATTGATACACGTGGTTTTGCCGTTACCGCATGAGCCGCACATCAGTAGCCCGAACTTCGAGCCAACAGTCAGCGCATCGGCAAGTCGCTGCAACACCATCGTCGTAAATTCGTCCTCAACGAACTCACGGTTGCGATATATCACTTCTGCCCGACAGAACGCCCTGAGCATGCTGTAAGCCTGCACAGAAGTCATCGGCAGCCTAAAACGAAGAATGGTAGTTTTTTTCGCCAGCGATTGGCGGGTCAGTGCCTCTTCGTTGAACACTAACGCCGGGTCTATTCGTTTCATATTCAGGTTGTTTAAGGGGAATACTAAGTTTTTTCAGCCATGACAAAAAGTGATTTTTGGCATCGCGCAAGTCCGTATGACGTATCTCTCGCGCCCGGCAGTTTACCCCAAAATCTTCAAGCAGCTCATTTAGCCGCGGCGCATTTATGCCGTTTTGGGTGCAAACCGTCTCGCACCATTCGCTGTCTTGACGGAGTAAGGCAATTTCATCCCCTGAAATTTCTTTCAAAGACTTTTCTTTTGCCGTCGCCGCCGCCGTTCTTTTATCTACGACAGTAGATTTTCTTATTTTATTTCCTTTTATTTGTGGCATTAATTCTTGTTTAATCGGGGTTTTCTTTTGCAAAACCCCGATTTTGCAACGATAACTTTTGCAAAACTCCAAATCTTCGAAAATATACGGTAAATCTTCGCTTGGAGTTCGCCACTTAGTCGCTTCAAAATATCGCTTCTGAATTCCTCTCGAGGTTAGTACGATCGACGACTCAAACAGGCCTCTATCAAAGAAGTCCCATAGAAGCAATCTCGACACAATTTTGTCCAGCAATTCAGCATTGACACCCGGAAGTTCGTGGAGCATTTTCATTTTAGCCAACTCATCCCACTTATAGAAATATCCGTTACGGTATATCGCACAGAGCAGGTGAATTATAACTATCTCCCCCTTGAGACCGAACTCTCCGGCGATAGCAACCACCTTCTCATCTTGGAAGAAGTCACAATCGAAAGAGAAGTAATCAAGTCCCTGTTTCTTCGGACGCGCCATATTTTATTAGTTTTAATGATGAATTTATATTTCCGTGATGCGGATGTTGTGTACTTCCAGCATCAGCTTACGCTTGAGTATATAGTCCCTCGTCCTATAGCCTTTCGTATCTTCGACTATAAACCGACCATGTGAGTCCTTATATACAAAGTCAGCTACGTAGTAGACAGCTCTCTCTATGAGCTTGCCGTTTTCATCGCGTTGAGCCGGCACCAGCAGATAACGCACCTGCTTGCGCAGCTCGCTAATCTCGCCTTGGCGTTGCTTCAGTTCAAGCTCCAGCGCACGGCGATACTCCTTCTTGGAGTCATAACCGCCGACCTTCTTATTGCCGTACTTCGGTTTGGTCAGGCTGCGCGATGAATTGGCTGTCTTCCACAGCGGAGGTAAAAACTTCTGTTTCATCTTCTCCTTTTGAATATTTCGCTGAATGTTCTTTGTATTGCCTTACGCTTGGTCTCAAGTGTCGGATGACAATATAAGTCAAGTGTAGTAGCCACCTTTGAATGTCCGAGTATGGAGCTGACCGTCTTAACGTCCTCTCCTTCGCCAATCAGGCAGGTGGCAAATGAATGTCGTAGCCCATGAAATTTGATGCACCTATCAATGCCGGCATCACGCACCATGCGGTAATAGCGGCTGCGCATCTTTCGAGGCTCGCAGGGTTCGGCTTCGCCTGAGCATACAAAGTAATCACCCGGGTAGACTTCTTTGTTTGCCTTAACGAGCTGCACAAGTTCGGGTACTAACGGAATGATCCTTGCACCCGATGCTGTCTTAGGCGTGGTCATATTCACCGAAGTATGACCACTGTAATCATATACTCTGTTTACTGTCTTGCTTATCGTTATTGATTGATTGTCTATATTAATATCATTATACTGAAGCGCACAGACTTCGCCTATGCGCATACCGCTTGTCGCTGTCAGCAGTACGCCCAAACTCGCAGGCGATGGGTGTTGCACTGCATAGTCGATAATAGTGGCGAGTTCTTGAGGCGAGTAAGTTTCGATGCGCAGCCTTATAGTGCATCGCGTAGGCCAATCGACACGAATGTTATGTATCGGCAGCCCATAATTCTCGCTCGCGTAATTCATCAGTGCCACAAGCATACGGTGTTCACTCTTGACCACCCTCACCGATGCACCGCCACTCAGCCGACCGAGGCAGTAACTTTCAATCGTATTACGGTTGAATACCTCATCGTAGTTCATCGAGCCGAAGGCGGGCAAAACGTGCTTCTTCAGTGCCAACACATAAGCTGCATAAGTTGACATCTTGACGCGCGGCTTCTTGTTAAGTAGGAAACTTTCGGCGATGCTGTTAACTGTAAGGGCGGAGTTCATTATGACTTTGATTTTTCGTCACTAAATTGCATATTTAATGACGGTTTTGTCCTAAATTTGACGTTTTACGTCTTATTAACTCATTTCGTTAATTTTAGTTATTGTATTTCTGCCTTGATTTCTCGCCGTTGAGTCGATGGCGTTTTACGTCGGCATATAAGATGTGCGCTGTTCGCTTCTCAATCTGCTTGACCTCGCGGCGTTTCGACTTTATTACCTCTCTAATATCAGCTGTCATAATGCGATGTGTTTTTAGTGGTTGAATGTTTCTTTTTGTTTTGAAGTTTCCTTGTCAGTAATCTCACTCGGCGGCGTACATCGAGAGTCTTGGTCTCTTGGCTGCTCGACATTAGCCGGCTCAGCAGCTCAAGATAATCAAGCACATCATCTCTATCCTTGTCGCTGATGAGATACATAGTTCAGTTTTTATCAGCGTACACCGACGTATCAGTGAGATATTCGGCATACTGCTTCTTTAGCTCCGCAGCTCGCTCCTTGAGGTGCTGCGGCATATTCCTCTCAGTTTGCAGACCATTCACAAACACCTCTTTGAGTCTCGGCAGCAATATCATGTTCAATGCAATTACGCCAAGCAGCGAACTGGCTTCACCTTCGGCTACGGCATAGCCTTTGGCGACGACCAGCATGGGTTCACCGGCTGCGGTCAACTTCTCTACGGTTGTGGCAAGCTCGCGATAGAGCTGCACCTTTTCGTCTTGCGTCATAACTGTTAGTTTAAATTGCCTGTAAGTTTGCAATCGGTATTCGCTAAAATGAGTTCTCGTACATCATCTGTG